ACTCCGTCATCGCGATGGCGGAGCTTCCCGGTAGTCCGTAGGACTACCGGGGTGGATTGGCGGAGCGCGGGAGGATTTAGTGTCCCTCCTTCGTTTCTCCAATCTCGAATCCCAATCCAGGTGGAAGGTTCTGCGGATTATGGATTTACATAGTTCATGGTCTAGGAACTTTCGCGCGGGCCGTCTCGTCACTACATTGATGAGCCGTGCCCGCACACTTGGTGTGGTACGTTTCCCAAAGTGGCCTGCGTTTAGCCGTAAGGCGAGGCGCTTGTTACTGCGGGAAAGGGAGGAAGCGTTGATCAGGGACGCCAAGTAGTCTGGATCCTTTTCTCGACCGGGTCTGTTAACCCGGCTAAGGTTCCTGTGCTGCTTTGGCGTCATATTGTGGGTGGCCACTGTCGTGTTCTCTATGAAATCACGGCATTGGCGGGCGGCATAGAATTCAATCAGGAAATCATCGACGGAGATCTCGCCGTCGTCCGATTGGTTGGCTTTTATGTCGTCCATGACCTCTTTAGGAACGGGGGTAGCCTTGCATAGCTGAGGCTTGAGAGTCAGGAGTGACTCGATGGCTGCTATGTGGGGCGATCCCTCACCCCTTCCTAAATGTCTCACCTTCCCTGGTCCTGTAGCATGGACGAGGGTTTGGCGGACCCTCCGGACGATGTGCCCGAGCCCTAAATGAGACTCGAGTGCATCGGCCGTAGCGAGTGCAGCGTCGGATCGACCCGCTCGGAGCTTCGCCGCTGTTAGGGCCGACAGGTGACCTACATCGGTCGCAACTGTCTGGCCCCGGCGAGCTTCGACGATTCGTTCGCAGAACACACCGCGTTTTCCGAAGAATGACTTTGACTTATTGACAACAAGTCCGAGTCGTTCCAGGACGGATTCGTACTTCACCTTGATCGCTTTTGGCCAAAGCGCAGTGAGGTCGTCTCCGCATATGCGGTAAGTGTCTCTTCTAGCACCCGCTTCCCATGCTGCAAAGCCGTTGAGGATACTCAGTATTACCCAAGTTGGTCCAAGCCCCATGTGGATACCTGAACGAGTCAGGCGTCCATCTGGGAGCATCTTGGGTGAGAAGAGTTGCTTAGCAGCGGTCATATCCCATGGTCTTTTCATCCTTTCACATAGCAGGCGTGCTACGTGTTGGGCGAGACCGTGATCGATATAATCGGTGGCCGAGCTCAGATCCGCAGAGTAGACCTTGGAATGTCTGTCCTGTGGTTCGAGTCGCACCTGTTCGTTGCGAAGCATACTCCGTGTGGTAACGCACTTGCGCAGCTGACCTAGCCAGTTAGCTGTCATGTGCCGAGCCACCTGAATTTCCTCAGCGGGGTGAAGTGTTACGATCCGGATCTTGCCGCCCATCTCTCGGATGGGTAGCGGTCGTAACGGCGGATCAGTCATGTCTCCATACCTTTGGCGCAAGTCTACCGACCCGGGCAGGCAGCCTCGGCCGGTCCTGATGTTCCGGATTTCATCCTGGCATACCTTAACAATGTATTCCAGGCTGTCAACCGGGGGACTGGCCCCAGCTGCTTGCGCATAGGTGGTCATGTTAACCATTGGCGAAAGCATATCAATCTGATCCTGTTGAGACTTAATCGCTATTTCCTTTAGCCGTGCGGCAGTCCCACCCTCCTTTCTGGAGTGTGTTATGCATGCATGGTTGTTGGCGATTGGCGGTTCGGCCTCATACTTCACCGGCAGTGGATTGAGAGGAAGGATATTCCTTATGTAGAAGGATATCCTATCAAGGAGGGAAAGATCTACTTTCCTCTCACACATCCATCTGTCCATCGCTTCCTGTACTTTGGTGTCAATGTCCGTTTTAAGCACTGGCCAGTCAATTGAGCGGGTGACCGTGGAAGCTAGGAACCACTTCCTTGCGGCCTTCGGATTACTCTGCCTGAGCAGTGCTTGAACACGTGTCTTGTGTGCGAACTCTTTGAGGGCCCTCGGGCCCTCATTGATGCAACGCGAAATCATGCTAACCATTTGTTGTTTACGCTTTTCGTTTCGGCCTCCTCTTGCTCGGAGGTTGCCGTAACGTAGACGAAGGGCTAACGAAATAGCAATGAAGTGACGTTTGATCGCGCCAAGTCGTGCACGCTTGATACCAATCGTACCATCCGGAGACTTGCGGTTCAATCTCTCGATTGCGCCGATACAGGCAAGCAGCCTCCGGAACCTCGACTTATGCCTTTGGGCATGAAGCCACCTCTTAAATGGGCGCCAATGTAGAGGCATTGGTTTCTCAGATAAGGGAGTGGTTGTCGAGGTGGGAACCCGACGG